CTGAGGAACAAACAGCTGAGTGATGACCTACGCAGAGTACATAGCATATCACAAACAAGGTGACGCAGGGGTAGAGGAACGTATGATAGCCTCCCTCTGCCGTCACTTTAGGCTTTCGGGCTGGGACTCCTTTCGCCTGATATACTTCTACACGATGACCTACCACATACCCAGCGCACTGGATATGCTCATTGACGGGCAGCGTGACATCAAGCGGCTGCACTTCCGCACCGACCGTCGCTATGTACGCTGCAACGGGGCTTTCCCGCGACTGCTAAAGGAGCTGACCCGTGACAAGTACGAGCAGCTGCTGGCCGTCAAGACTACTCAGGAGGCATACGACGTGGTGAGTGAGTGGTATTTCTTCGGACGTTATGCAGCCTTCCTGTTCCTTGAAGTGTACATGAACACCTTCAAGCCTCAGTGGGAGGATAACGTGGTATATGGCTGGGAACCTGACGAAAACTATACCAAGGGCGCAATCTCGATAACGAGGAGCGCAAATCGCGCAGAGCTTGATAAATTCCTCACCCAAGCAAAAATCGACGCGAGAGACAACGCTTTTGCAATCGAGACGAGCTTATGCGCGGTGGCTAAGTTCATCAAGGGCACCCGCTGGAACGGCTACTATACTGAGCGTATGTTGGAGGAAGCAGCTCAGTCAAAATACGCTGACCTTATATTCCGACTGGCACAATGAGCAAACTCTGTGTACTGATAACAGGAACGAATGCCGTTGGCAAGAGCTCCCTCGCAAAGGAGCTTATAATCCGCTACGGTGGAATAGCCCAGGCCGACAAGCAGCTCACCAGCTGTAACGACCCCCGCGTGTGCTTCGCTGGGAAGTATGACCTGACGAAGAAGTACGGAGGCGTGGACGGCTTCAATCAGACGAAGTGCCTGGAAGAGGTTGTGCGGGCTGGCCTGCAGCATCACGACGTAGTGATCTGCGAGGGAATGTACCTCCATACCTTCGGGCTGAACCTTCTCAACGCTGCTTTCGCTGCTGACAGGCAGCTGGTGGTGTTCCTCTATGCTCCTGTGGCCGAGATAAACCGCAGGCTGCTGCAACGCTCTCAGACAGGCATCGCAAACGACGCTGTGTGGAAGAAGCAGCAGGCAACGGCTGTAGCAGCTAAAAAGTGGGCTTCAATAGGCGTTCCCGTTCTAAGCTTCGACACCTCCGAGGTATCTACTGGCGAGGTGGCAAACCAAGTAATTACTAAAATCGAGCAACTATGTGGAAAGGTTACGACAAGCAAGTAATCAAGGACGTGTGCTGCAACTGCGACAGCTCGGTATCAAAGAAAAGCTACTCCTACATCGACTACATGCAGCACTGCCTACCTGCCGACAAGGTTCTGTGTGAGTGCTACGGCGACAGGGGCTTCTTCTTTGCCACCAAGGCCAAGGCTCATGCCCGCCTTATAGAGATAGCCGTGCGCAACGAGTACAAGGGTCAGGGATTGGGCAAGCAGCTCCTTTTCAGGCTCCTGCAACGCATGAAGAAGGAGGGGCTGTACAAGCTCACCTTTCGCACCCCTATAGACGAGTCGGCTCAGGACTTTTGGCTCCACATCGGTGCTAAGATTGTCGGCCTGAAGGATAACGACTATGTAATGGAACTTACTTTCAAATAACGTATTTATGGCATATTATCAATCCCCAAGGTGGACAGCCGAAATAGCCGACTGCTCCATGCCTATGACCTTCGACACCTACAGTAACTGCGCCTTTGGGTGCATGTACTGTTTCAGCCAGTACCAGCGTGGCATAGGAGGCGCGAAGGAACACTACCTCGCCAAGGAGGTACACCCCGTCAACGCTGAGAAAATCAAGAAGATGTTCTCCGAGCCTGACAAGTACGCTGGCCAGTTCGCTGAGTATATCAAGCAGCGGCGTGTAATGCAGTGGGGAGGCCTCTCCGACCAGTTCGACGGCTTCGAGCGGAAGTACGGAGTGACCCTTGACCTGCTGCGCTTCTTCAAGGAGATAGACTACCCGCTGTGCTTCTCAACCAAGGCGACATGGTGGACTAAAGACGAGCGTTACATGGAGCTTGTGCGCGGTCAGAAAAACTGGAATTTCAAGTTCTCAATAATCACCCTCGATGAGGAAAAAGCTCGGATCATCGAGAAGGGAGTGCCCTCACCGCTGGAGCGGCTGGAGGCTATCAGGCGTATTGCCGAGGCAGACGCTGGAGGGGCTACCCTGCGCCTCCGTCCGTTCATCGTGGGTGTTTCTACACCTACCTACCTTGACCTTATCAGGGAGGCTTCCAACCGAGGGGCGACAGCTCTCTCTACTGAGTTCTTCTGTGTAGAGCAGCGTTCTCAGACCTTGAAGGAGTACATGCCTACGCTCTCAAAGTTGGCTGGCTTCGACATGATGAAGTTCTACAAGCAATTCAGCGTCTCGCAGGGCTACCTTCGCCTGAACAGGAAGGTCAAGAAGCCGTTCATGGATAATATGAAGCAGCTCTGCGACGAGCTGGGTATGCGCTTCTACGTCAGCGACGCTCACTTCAAGGAGCTTTGCCACAACGGCTCCTGCTGCGGCCTGCCTCCTTCATGGAACTACTCGCACGGTCAGTTCTGCGAGGCTCTGCAAATCGCCAAGAAGAACGGTGTCGTGACGTGGGATGAAATCAAACCTGACATCGAGCAGCTTCACCAGTACGACTGGGGGCGTGCCGTGGGCTTCAACGCCAATAGTTCAGAGAAGCGTGCGCAATTCTGGGGAATGAGCATGGCAGAATACATGCGCTGGCTGTGGAACAACCCTCAGGCAGGGCAGTCACCCTACAAGATGTTCGAGGGCGTTATGCAGCCCTCAGGCAAGGACGCAAACGGAAATATCATCTACACCTACAACAAAGCAAGGACTATATGAGCAGAAATACAAGCCGAAGAAACCACTTGAAGGAGGGGCGCAAGGAAATCATTGCCCCACTCTACAAACGTGGCTGGAGCATAGCGAAAATAGCCGAGGAGGTACGTCAGCGGCTCAATACCACCTGCTCCACCCGCACCGTATGGAATGACATCAACGAGCTTCTTGACGAGTGGAGGGCTGTTCGGATCAAGGACGTTGACCAACGCCTGCAGCTGGAGCTGGAGCGCATCGACGATGCAGTCCGCGAGTTGTGGGAGCAGTGGGAGAAATCCAAGGAGGACTATATCCGTGAGCGCAACAAGCGCGTTGGCGTTCCTGTGCCTCAGACAGACCAAAACGGACAGCCTGTAGGCGAGGCTACCGAGATAGTCACCGTCAAGCGTGAGAACAACAGTGAGAATGTCGTTGGCCTCGGAAATCCAGCATACATTGCTGAGATACGTCAGCAGCTTGCAGAACGTCGCAAGCTACTCGGCCTCTATGCCGCCACTAAGACGGAAGTGACGGGCAAGGACGGCTCTCCGCTTATCCCAGCGGAGAAGATGACCGAGGAAGAAATTCAGGCTGAGATAGAGCGTATAAAGAACAGCAGGAGTCACTAACACGCACTATGGACTACAATACGGCTATGAGGCTATTAGAACTTGAAAAAGAGCTACACAAGAGAGACGCACGGGTGCGCTTTCCTGTGTTCCTTGACTATTCCCAGCCATCATACGACCGTCAGTGGTTCCACACTCTGATAGCCGACAAGTGCCAGCAGCTCCTTGAAGGTACGCTTGGCACCGACCGCCTCATGCTCTTTGTGCCTCCACAACACGGCAAGAGTGAGATAGTCAGCCGAAAGTTCCCAGCGTGGGCTCTTGGTATCAACCCCCTGTTGAAGATTGTCGGCAGCTCGTACTCAGCCGACCTTGCCGAGCAGTTCAGCCGCTCTATTCAGCGAACTATAGACAGCAGCGAGTACGGCGAGGTGTTCCCGAATACCTACCTGAATAACCAGCGTGTGACCACCGACAAGAACCGTGGCTGGGTGCGCAAGGTGGATATGTTCGAGACCGTCGGCTTCGGAGGCTTCTACAAGGCCGTAGGTGTTGGCGGTTCTCTGACGGGAACACCAGCTGACCTCGGCATCATCGACGACCCAGTGAAGGACGCTCTCGAAGCTGGCTCCCTGACATACCGCAACCGTATTTGGGATTGGTACACCGACGTATTTCTCACCCGTCTGCACAATAAGTCGAAGCAGATACTCATTATGACCCGCTGGCACGAGGATGACCTTGCAGGGCGACTACTGGAGCGTGAGCCTGAGAAGTGGACGGTGGTATCTATCCCCGCTATCAGGGAGGACATGAGCCTTGCCGCTGACCCTCGTCAGATAGGCGAAGCCCTGTGGGAGGACAGGCACTCCCTCGTCAGGTTATTGGAAGTGGAGAAGCGCAGTCCGAGGACGTTTGCCGCCCTGTATCAGCAGCGGCCTACGATAGCTGGTGGTAACATTGTCAAGCGGGAGTGGTTCAAGCATATCAAGGTGGCCGACTTCAACCGTATCTATGACAACGAGCCAATTGTATTCTTCCTTGATACTGCCTACACCGACAAGACGGAGAACGACCCTTCGGGTATCATAGCCACTACGAAGATAGGAGGCGACCTCTATGTTCTTCACGCCAAAAAGGTGCTCATGCGCTTCCCTGACCTCATCCGCTTCATCCCTCAGTATGCAAAGGAACATGGCTACACGCAACGATCCACTATCCGCATCGAGCCGAAGGCAAACGGTATTTCCGTAGTCGACCAGCTGAAGGAGGTCACTGGCATGAATATCGTCAGGACACCCTCACCAAAGGACAGTAAGGAGACCCGCCTGTATGCCGCTTCCCCAACTATCGAGGCTGGCCGCGTGGTGCTGGTTGACGGTGCCTGGAATGAGGAGTTCGAGGATGAGGTGTGCGGCTTCCCCTCCAAGCCTCACGACGAGTATGTGGATATCCTCGGCTACGCCATCGATTACCATATCAGCAACCCGTTCAAGCCTATAGACAAGGCACGGACGGCCAAGAAAGTGTACTAACATTCATCAACCCTCTAAAGCAATACAACTATGCCTTCAATCAAGGAAATCATTCAGCTGGAGAAACGTCCAGCAACGGAGATCATCGCAGACCTCCGAGAAAAGTCTATCGTTGTGCCCTCTTGGGGTGGCCGATACGGACTTGTTCGCGAGTATGACCCGAAGAAGCACCCTGTCATGAGCAAAGTGCTATACCCTGACGTAGTCGAAGAGGACGGCAGTATTGACTATGTGACCCGCATCACGTACAACCTCCAGCAGCTTGCCGTGAAGCGTATGACAGAGTTGTGCAGCGGCATACCCGTGAAGCGTGTCTACACGCCCGAAGATGACTTGCAGAAAGAAGTCGCGAAGTACATGGAGAAGATATACCAGCGCAACCGCATCGACAGTGTAAACAACGAGCGGCTGAACATGCTCTTTGCTGGCTGCGAGGTTATGACTTTGTGGTATGGCGTTGAGGAACACAACAACGTCTATGGCTTTGACAGCCACCTGAAGCTGCGCTGTAAGAACTACTCCCCAATGCTGGGCGATCAGCTCTACCCGCTGTTCGACGAGTACGGCGACCTCATAGCCCTGTCTATCTGCTACAAACGCAAAGTGGCAGCAAAGACCGTGAGCTTCTTCGACTCCTACACCGCTGACGCTCACTACAAGTGGACGGACAACGGCTCAGGGGGCTGGGAGCTGGTTGAGCAGGACGATATTACCAAGGTCGGCAAGATACCAGCCGTCTACATGTATCGCCCTACGCCTATTTGGGAGGACACCAGCAAGATAGTGTTTGAAATGGAGTGGAGCGTCAGTCGTAACGGCAATTACCTGCGCAAAAACTCCAAGCCCATTTTCTGCGTGTTCGCCGACGAGGAAATACGCTACGGTCAGGAGGGGAACGAGAAGGAGGAGTTCAAGAGTATTCTCCAGTACCCGAAGGGTAGCACCGCTGGCTACGTTACTTGGGCTCAGGCTATCGAAAATCTGAAATTCCACATCACGGAGCTTCGCCAGTCATTCTTCACGCAGCTGCAGCTCCCCGACTGGAGCTATGAGAGCATGAAGGCCAGTCCTATGAGCGGAGAGAGCCGAAAGCAGCTGTTCATCGACGCTCAGTTGAAGGTGAAGGATGAGAGCGGGCGACTGCTGGAGTTCTTCGACCGCGAGGTGAACGTAGTCAAGGCGTTCCTGAAAATCGCCCTTGGTGAGAACTATCACGCTGCCGTGGACGCCCTGCCCGTAGAGAACGTGATAACCCCGTTCACTATCACCGAGGAAAAGGACACTATCAGCAACCTCGTAATGGCCAACGGTGGCAAACCTATTATCTCTCAGCGGGAGTCTATAGAGCAGCTGGGCTGGAGTGACGATGTAGACAAGACGCTGGAGGAAATACAGCAAGAAAGCTCGCTCGACGCTTTCGGACTGACACAGTAGGTTAGTTATTAGGCGACTATGAGAAAATCGACGAGAGGCCGCGAGACGAAGCGAGAGCGGCCTAAATACAAATGCCGCGACTGCGCTCATTCCTACGACTGGCACAGCAAGGCTCTCGACGGACACCTGATATTGTGTCGGTGCCCGTACAAGCAGGAGGGAGGAAAATACTGCATCTTCCTACGCGACCCTGCATGTGATGAACACTTCAAACTCCGTGACAATGCCACAACCGAAGAACAAGTATGACCGTGAGCACCTGCGCAACCTCCAAGTGCTGCAGCGGCAGGTAGACGCTATCTACCGTATGGCCACCCGCGAGGCTGCTGCCATAGGTATGACAATCACAGATTTCAACCCCGACCGCCCGTTCTCCTTCGCTGACTACCCTCAGACAGGAGAGCGGGTCAGGGAGCTTATGACACAGCTGCGTTCTATGCTGGAGGTGTGTATCGTCAACGGCATAGACTCCGAGTGGACGCTTGCTAACAACAAGAATAACGAGCTTGCCAACCGAGTATTTGGGAGCAACAAGGGAAAGCTCACTCAGGCTCAGTATCGACGCTACTACTCCACCAACGAGGCAGCTCGCGACGCTTTCATCAAACGCAAGGAGAACGGGTTGCGCCTGTCGGATAGGGTGTGGCGATATACCAACGAGTTCAAGGCTGAGATAGAAATGGGGCTTGACCTTGGGCTGCGAGGAGGTTTGCCTGCTGACCAAATGGCACGTGATCTCCAGCAATACCTCCAGCACCCTGATATGCTTTTCCGCAGGGTCAGGGATGAGCACGGGAACCTGCACCTCTCAAAGCGTGCCGCACAGTTCCACCCTGGCCGAGGGGTGTACCGTTCATCATACATGAACGCCAGACGGCTGGCTGCAACAGAGGGAAATATCGCCTACAGAACGAGTGACCACGAAAGGTGGCAGCAAATGGACTTTGTTGTTGGCATAGAGATACATCTGAGTAACAACCACACCTGCAAAGGACGCGACGGCAAGTCACACCCATTCCACGACATCTGCGACGAGCTGGCAGGACGCTACCCGAAGGACTTCAAGTTTACAGGCTGGCATCCTCATTGCCGTTGCTACGCTACGTCTATCCTGAAATCTCCCGAGGAAATGAAGGAGGACACAAAGAAGATACTCCGAGGGGAGAAGCCTGACACTCCCAGCTCCAACGAGGTGAGAGACGTGCCGAAGGGCTTTAAGGACTGGCTGGAGGCGAATAAAGAGCGAGCTGCAAAGAGTTATTCTATGCCTTATTTCCTCAAGGACAACGAGCAGTATGTACCGAAGGAGCTTATGCAGGCCTACGCCTCGAAGATGCCCTACGACTCCTACGCTGAGTACGAGGAGGCTATGCGCTACAACCAGCGTAACGCCTCTTTCACTATGGAGCAAAAGAAGGACATTGCCGCCCTCA